AATTTGTAGAGTTTTTGAAGTTAAGTATCAATGATTGAATTAAATTTCAATTTCCCATAGGCGGGAAATATTGTTGATACTTATAGATCTGATATTTTATTCAGATCCGCGATATTAAGCATACCTTATTGGATATCGGTCTGCGTTCTAGGAAAGAGCGTGTGTAGCCGCCAAGTTCGTATGTTAGATATTCAAGATTGTGTGATAATTTTTATCGTGCGAGTGTTTTGATCCCAGGCGGGGTGCAACAACACACTCCTGCGACATAACACTCACTATTAAAAACGAAAGAATATGGTTCCTCGAATTTAACCTACTTAGAATCGAAGTCAAATGTTAATCAGACGATTTGTTGATATGTAATAATCAACCGCAACCCACGTGTCAAGAGGGCGTTCAAGCTATAATGTTACATAGCCCCAAGTTATTTTAAATAACTTAACGTTGAAAACCCAACGTGATCCGTAGTTATACGGTCTCCTTTATGTTGGAGCGGGTATCACGGGATATATATCCCGACCGAGGCGCTTTACGCCCCTCAAAGAACCTTGTTTTAAATAATTTACAAGTAAAAGATTTATTCATATCGTCCTTGAATTTATCTCCGACAGTCGGAAACAAATTATGTCCACTCAGTAGGAATATACTGTGTTTACACAACGCACGTCGTTGGTGAAATACAAATATAAATGATATATGAAAGTAACAATTGTACTTAGCTATTCAATTAGCAGAATATGATCACAACGTACAGTGAATATTCAGTATCCAATAGACAAATTAATATCATAAATTTGTAAATTAACCTTCACTTAGTTTGTCACGTGATGTGATGTTAAAAAGTTTCTAAGTAAAGACCTGTCAGGACCTAAGTCTCTAAGTCCGCAGTTGGTAGTGTATGAGAGATTGTTAATAAAATTATGTTTACAAATAAAATTAATCGATTTTTTAACCAACACGCAAATACAGTCATGCCTTTAGGCGTTGGCTCAGTAGTCAAAGTATGGCTATCTTGTAATGGTGTTTTAAGACCTATTACAGCGTTTAATGTTCATGATTTATATGTAGAAGTAAATAAATGTTTAAATGAATTACGTAGACAGAAAAATTATAAAAAGATATCACCAGATTTCTTGAAACCTATGTTGTATTTTAGAAACAGATTTCTACCTGATAGAGATATCGGGCTTGTGGAATATGGTATTTCTAATAACTCGACGATAGAAACAAGATTTTTTGGATTGGTAGGTGGTAGTAATATACCACATGTATATGAAACTATTAAGTTTCACCCTTGTGTTACAGGTATTAAGCCTGGTATTAGCACATTCATTTTACAAAACAAAAAATATTCGTTGCAAACTATTATGCGACCAATTAAATGTGGTCGATTATATTTACCAACATCAATTAGTATATTGATTGAAGATGATATGTTACATAATAGAGATATACAAACTTATGTTCAAGCGGAAGCTGAACAAGACTATAAGGTTGTAATTGAAGCAATGAATCAATATAAAAATAGTTTAAATAACTCATTTGGCACTATACCAGTAACTAAATGGATTGAAGCAGCATATCATGTTTATCACTTCTCAAAAAAGTGTGAGACCTGGATTGATGTAATGCATTTGGTTGGTATGGGATACCAACTTTTCACAGGTGATAGTCTTTGTGAAAAGATACTTGATAAATTGAGCATTTTTAAAGAACCTGAAGTTCAAGCAATGGATCTTGGTGATTTTTTATCAACTGCTCGTGGTATGTTAAATGGTGTGACCGAAACAACCGAAAACATTATGTATAAAAAGTTACATGGTACATTTTGCTATATGCTAGTTCATGGTTGGCTTAAAAATTTTAATATCACTCTTGATGATGACAATTATTCACGATTGGAACAGCGAACTATGATACAAGCATATAGTGGTAAGATGGGAATGATTAAAAGCGTATTAGATACATCACTTTTTATCTGTGAGCGCCTACACGAATGGTACCGTACAGGTGATATTTCTAAATTCATACACTCCAGTGATCAATATGCAGAATTTGTTAAGAAGGCTGATAAATTGATTTCACTAAAGGAGTTCACTAGTGATTTAGCACCACATGGTTATTCTTTTTTCAAATATATGGCAGAATTAGATGAGTTAATTGAGCAAGGAGAAACTTATGTCAAGTATATTGATCCTGATTCAAGTACTACTAAAACAGTCATTAGAACAAAATGGTTAGCTCTAAAGCTTATCAAGAATACAGAAGTTACACGTAAGGCTGCTCTAAAAATGCGTAAAGCACCTATGGGCATTCTTATACATGGTCATTCCAGTGTTGGTAAATCTTCGTTTGATGATATGATAGCTGATTATTATGGAAAATTGATGAATTTACCTTCGGGTGATGAGTTTCATTATACATTAAATCCAGGAACTGAATATTTTGACAATTTTCGCACTTACATGTGGCATGTTAAAATTGATGATGCAGCTTATCAACATCCAGACAAAGCTATGCAAATAGACCCTACATTGGCTATGATTATACAAATTTTCAATAATGTTGCTTTTACAGCACCTCAAGCTAGTTTAGAAGATAAAGGTAAAACTCCAATGCGTCCAGAGTTAGTAACAGTTACGACTAATACTATTCATTTGAATGCACAAATGTATTTTGCATGTCCTCTAGCAGTGCGCAGACGTATTCCATTAATTGTAACAGTACAACCGTTAGATGCATACAAGATGCCAAATGGTGTGTTTTTAGATCCTTCTAAATTGAATGCACCAGAAGATGATGGAAAATACCCTAATTATTGGGAAATTACTGTGAAGAAAATAGTTCCTGTTATTCAAGGTGAACTAGAAACTTGTACTTTAGAAGTGGTTAAAACATTTACAGATACTGCTGAATTTCTAGCTTTCTTTGGTGAAAAATGTATTGAACATGAAACACATCAACAAGAAGCTTTAATGGCGATGGTGAAAACGCGAGATGTTGCGGTTTGTCATTCGTGTTATAGACCTGGCTATGCATGTACTTGCGTTCGCTTGAATGTGCAAGGCCAATTTATAGACACATGGACTTTTAGTCCAATACAAACCTTACGTGCTGCATGTTATAATGTTGTACAATTAGGTTATGACAGTTTCTTTCAAATGAAGTTTATGCATAAGGTTCTATGTGTTATATCACAAGTGCGCTTAGGACGCAAAATAGTTAATTATTCTGTGTCTTATATAAGTAATGAAGAAACACAAGCACGTTTATTGGGTTTGTTGAATTCTGGTGTATGTAATCCTAAAGTATACAGAGCAATGAAGATTGTTTGTGGTTTACTTGCGGTTACAGCATTTTCATATATAACATATGATAAGTATAAAACAGTAACAACAGATGGAGTCGTGAACGAAATTCCAATTACAGTTGAAAATAACATTGATTTACCAATGGATCAACAGGGAATGGTATTGTCTAATCCTATGGAAATTTTTGAGCGGGAGAAAACACGTAATGTGTGGTACAATCCAACTACTTTGATTTCTAAATTTGATGTTTCAGTAGCAACTAGCTCTCTGGCCAATGCAAGTGATGAAAGAATCATAGAAGTATTCTCAAAAAATGTTATGCATCTGGCAGTACGTTATGAAGATCGCAAAATGACGAGACACCAACATGGTTTCATGTTGTGTGGTAACATTTGTGTCGCTAATGGACATTTATTCGAATTTGGCTATGATTCTTATTTGATTACAGTCACAAGTGCACCTAACAATAATACTATGAATATAAACCAACAGATTTTATTACGTAAGGAACAAGTTATTAACTTTGCACCTGATGTGGTAGCATTTCGTGTTGCAAGTTTGCCACCTTATAAAGATATAAGCAAATTTTGTGTTGTAGATCGTGATATATATATATCAAGGGGTCTGCAATTTTTGCGATCAAAGGAAGGTGAAATTGAAACTAGGGAATTTTTCATGGGAACTTTTTATACTGATATGACAATTATGGGTATGGAAGGGCATTATCCTGTATATATGGGTAAAATTAAGGACAAAACTGAAGTCGGTAATTGTGGTGCTTTAACACTAGCACTAACACCACGTGGTCCAGCAATTGTTGGATTACATATTTGTGGTAATGGCAATATTGCTGGAGCAGTTTCATTTAATATGGAAACAGCAAATAAAATTAAAACTCATTTTAGTTCTGAATATCCCATAGTGCAAGGTGGTGGAGAACCAATGTTATCTTGTTCATATAAGCAATGGACATTAGGACCTTTACACCCAAAATCAGTTGTTAGATATGTTGAAAATGCAGCAGTTAAGGTATATGGCACATTTAATGGTTTTAGACCACAATCTAAATCACGTGTTTGTGCAACGCCATTACAACAAAAGATGTTAGATTTTTACAATAGACCTGTTGCACATGGCGCACCAGCCATGCAAGGGTATGAACACACACGTATCAATTTATTAAAATTAGCAAAGAGAGATTATGTCATAGATGAAATATTACTCGATGAATGTGTTGTGGGATTTTCTGATGATATACTGAAAGCTCTAGATAAAACAGGCGATTGGAAAAAACAATTATGTTTTTTAAACAGAAAAGATGCAGTGAATGGCCTCTGCGGAGTTAAATTTATTGATGGATTGAACAAATCCACATCAATGGGTTTTCCATGGGGAACAACTAAAAAACATTTTTTGCACCATGAACCTACCGTTGATATGCCAGATGCAGTCAATTTTGATGCTGAATTTTGGTCACGTGTTGATAAAATCGAAGAATGTTATGATAATTGCAAAAGATCATATCCTGTCTTTTCATTGCATGATAAAGATGAAGCTTTACCTTTAGCTAAGGTAGCTGCTAAGAAAGTGCGTGGATTTACAGGATCACCAACAGATTTTTCTGTTGTTGTTAGACAATGTTTATTACCTTTTATCAGATTAGTTCAAAAGAATAAATTTGCTTTTGAAACAGCAGTTGGTACTGCATGTCAGAGTACAGAATGGGGTGATATCCATTCCTTTCTTACAGTATTTGGTAGTAAACGTATGTTTGCTGGCGACTTTGAAGCTTATGATAAGCGTATGGGTGCAGTTATGATTATAGCCGCCGGTAAAGTTATTCACAATATTTTTAAGAGAGCAGGTGCCGAAGAAAAGGAATTGAATTATATAGCATGTATATTTTCAGATGTGGCTTTTAACTGTGTTAATTTCAATGGTGATTTGATAGAATTTTTGGGTAGTAATCCATCAGGATGGCCACTTACTGTTATTATCAATTCATTTGTAGGATCTTTATATATGCGTTATGCGTATTTGATGATGAATCCTCTTAAAGATGTTGCTAGTTTTCAGGATAACGTTAAGTTAATGACATATGGTGATGATAATGTAGGAGGAGTGAATAAAAGATGCAAATTTTTTAATCATACGACCATACAGAAAGCATTAAAAACAATTGGAGTTAATTATACGATGGCTGATAAGGAAGCTGCTTCAGTGCCTTTTATTGACATCTCACAAGTGTCATTTCTGAAACGCACATGGAGATTTGATCCTATGGTTAAAGAGTATTTAGCACCTTTGGAAGAATTATCAATTTTTAAAAGTTTAACAGTTTGGTTACCTTCAAAATCGATTGATAAATATGAGCAAATGATTGAAGTTATGATATCTGCAAATAATGAATATTTCTTCTATGGAAAAGAAAAGTTTGAAGAAATGCATGCTTTTTTCTGTGAAATTATGAAGGAAGAACCATACTGTTTTTATACGAACAAATATATGCCAAATTGGGAAGAGTTGTCAGAACGTTTTGAACAATCATCTAGACCAAAACTCCAGAGTGAAGATATATATGATGGACTATGTAAATCTGATACAGTTATGGAAGATGAAATTATAGTAGACTCATATAAGAGTTCCCTAACAGTAAATGGACATTGTGTTGATTGGATTAATAAGAGTGATTATGATTACTTGCAGTCTATTTGCCAACATATGCAAGTTGCATTAATAATGGAGTTATGTATGCGGTGTATTACTGTTTTGTATGTTATGTATGTGTATTATAAAAATTTTAATAAAAATTTGAGTCTGCTAGCTATAGTACTATACTATGCTAGTTTTATATTGCATTTAAAGTATACATTGATTATACTTTTTTATATAATACAAAATGAGCACATTTTATGTTTATTTTGTTTTATTTTTTGGATCCGAATGATCCGGGGTCGGTGCTAGACAAGTATAAGCACTGACCATCATGTCAATAAACTGTTCGGTATAATGGCTTAGTCCAGTCATTATATTTGTATAAAAGGTCGTTCAAATTTTTAAGAAAACGCAATGTGCTGAGGGAAGAAGCCCCCAAGAG